CTTTGCCTTTGTGGCAACTGCGTCGAGGAGATTCTCGACCAGATGGAGGCCGACCTTCTTGCATGGTCGGACCCCCCCACACCACCCCCGGAGGATTTTATTCCCTCGGCCAACCATTTTAACCGCCCGATCCCGGACGGCTTCCAGCTCGTGATTGATGTCGATTCCGGACGAGAGTTCTTTGTTGAACGCACTCGCCCAAGTGGAGAGAGCGGAGAGGCAAACCCGGATCCTGCACCTGCGACGCCACCGCATCGTCGCGCAGACCCGCGCACGCCTCCGCCTCCGCCCGGACGTCCCGGACGCAGACGTCCCCCGTCGAGCTCACCAGACGATCCGAGACCAGCTCTTAAGAGATCCCGCACTCTTCGCTTCTTTGACACGCCGTGAACAAATACCAATACCAAAGTCTCAGTGGCCCTTCTGGCGCCGCCATCATTAAAGAAAATTTTTTGAAAAAAAATATTTTTTGTCCCACAACTTCTGAGAACCACCCAATTACCGCCGGTAGGCGCGCCGGTAGGCGTCCCAAGTAGAAGGTCGACACTTAACATGCCCGTAGTTGTTGACGACGAAGCTAGCGTGTCTTCGGCCACGCGCCACCGTGCTTCGCCCGCCAAGAACTGGTCCTTCACATGGAACAACTACCCGCCCAACTGGCAGGAGCTCATCCTCGCCGCCTTCCCGTCTTCGGTCGTGAAGGTGTTCGTCGTCCAGCAGGAGACCGGGGAGTCGGGGACCCCCCACCTCCAGGGCTGCGTGGAGCTCCAGACGAAGAAGAGGGCATTCTCCCTCGGACTCCCCCAGCAGGTCCGGTGGTCCGTCACCAAGAAGCCGCTCAACGCACGGCTCTACTGCTCGAAGGAGGACACCCGCGACGAGGGCGCCACCCCGCTCTGCTTTGGATGGAGGCCGCCCCGCTCGCTCGATTTGATCACGGAGCTCCGCCCCTGGCAGAGCCAGCTCCGCGACGTCCTCCTCGAGAAGCCTGACCCGCGCACCATCCGCTGGTACTGGGAGGCCACCGGCAACACCGGCAAGACGGCCTTCACCCGGTACATGATGCACCACCATCAGGCGATGCTGCTCTCCGGGAAGGGCCAGGACGTCCTCAACGCCATCGTCTCCAACCACAAGGAGACCGGGGAGTGGCCGGACATCGTCATCTACGACGTCCCGCGCTCGGTCGACATGGCCTACCTCTCGTGGTCCAGCCTTGAGAAGATCAAGGACGGTACCTTCTACAGCGGCAAGTACGAGGGGGGCGTGTGCCTCATGCCGTTCCCCCACCTCATCGTGTTCGCCAACGAGCCGCCGCCCCTCGAGAAGCTTTCCCAGGACAGGTGGAAGGTGGTCAACATCCCGGCCACCCCCGCCCAACAGTAAAAAATTGGAACCATTGGAACCACACTAATTATTTACTATAAATACCACCAAGGGTTTCTATTAGTATTACCAGAAACCCTTGGAACCACTGGAACCACTTTTCCCGCCAAAAATCACACGGGAAATTATGTCCAGTTTCATCACCCAAGCCGCAGGCGCTGCATCTGGCTACGTCGTAGCCAGATATGCTCCGCGCATTGCCCATTTCGTTGACCACGAAGCTGATATGGCTGATGCCTACATCGCTTCGAAGGTCCCTATGGTCGAAAATTTCGCAACGAATACGGCCCCAAAGGCCGTCGGGTCTTTTTTGAATTCAGCGGCAGGCGCCGTCACCGCAGGTGCTACGGCTGCCTCGTCCGCTTTCGTTCAGTAAACACCCAAACAAAAAATGTCCGCAACCAAACGTTCTCGCACCGTTAGTGGGAGCATCACCCGTGCCATGGGGACCCTCTCCTCTGGCACCCGCAAGCCCACCGAACGTGCAAACTCCTTGACCGCCGACCCTGAGGAGGCCCGCGCTGCTCGGCGCGCTTCCGCTGCCGGGCGTAGGCCAGTTACCGGTGGCCGCACCCTTGGCGCCGTCATGCGCAAGACCCCCATCGTCCGTTTTTGCTGGCAACCCACCATGGTCTTCCCCCCCATGCTTGAGACCACCGTCGAGGAAACCACTTCGTTTTTCTTTCATCCTCGCGGTCGTGACTTCGGCGAGGCCGTCGGCACCGCTGGTGTTTACTTTGCATGCGGGGCGGCCTCCGGCACCGACGGCAAGTACTCGAACGTCTTCCAGGTGTGGGCTAACAGCCCGAACCTCTCCGGACTCGAGTTCACCGCCCCATCCCCAGAGAAGACCACCTCCACGTACGATGCACAGACAGTCGTCGGAGGTACCCAGCACGGCCAAAACCGGAAGACCCCTTTCGTCAAGGAGTTCCTCCGCCATTACAAGCACGGGATCGTCACCCACTCCCGCTCTGCGGTCAGCTTCGAGAACCCTGACAAGATCGCCGAAGCCCAGGATGTCGTCTGTGTCATGAAGAAGCACACGCTTGCCTCCGAGCACGACACCCGCAGTGCCGACTACAACCAGTGGGAACTCCTCAACCAGTCCAACGGCATCAATGGCAACAGCGCCAGGTATGGCAACTTCGACTTCACCGACTACCGCCACCGCAATGCGGTCTCGAAGGGCTCTTTCCTCTCCAGAGCCCCTCTCTTCGAGAACAATCTGCTCATGGCCAAACACACCATGTCTGGCGAAAACGCCAGCCACAAGCACGAGAAGACCGTTCTCCACGACCACTGGTCTCTCCAGGCCGACGAGGGAGTCGACATCGCGACTATTATGGAGTCCCACCTCCAGCGCAACGATGAGACTGCCATCACCTCCTCCGGCGGAGCCGATGCCATTACAAGCGTGTGGGCCTTTGCCACGGACGGCGCTGCTTCGCCGTCGTTCACCGTCCCCGCCGCCCGCCCGTCTTGGTACGTTACCGTCATCCCCCCATCCTACGAAGAGACATGGAACAACGTGTCCCACGTCCCTGGCGTGAACGACGGGACCCCTACTCGCGCTGGTACCCCCGCCTCTGAGGGCCCCACGTTCTTTGTCACCATCAAGCGCCAGCTTGACATCGTGTTCTTTGATTACACTCCGGCAGACCTCACGAGGCAGGAAGGCAATCTTCCTGCTTGATCATAATACACCCAAACAAAAAATATGCCTCGCTATGTCCGCCGCAGGTACAGGCGCTTCCCTGTCCGCCGCCCTCGCCGCACTCTTGCTCGCCGTGGCAGGCGCACTTACAGCCGCCGCCGCACACCGACTTCGGCTGTTCTTCCTGCCTCCGCCCGCCGCTCCCTCATCCGAGACCACCTCGCCCGTTTTCTCTGATGCCACCACCAGTACTTGAAAAAGTAAATAAGTATATGAAGCAAAAAAAACAAATCGGTGGTAAGAAAAGCCCATTTTTCCCACCCAAGTTCGAATCCCGATTTTACCTGATTACATGTCCAGCAGCCCGCTTTGCCTTTGTGGCAACTGCGTCGAGGAGATTCTCGACCAGATGGAGGCCGACCTTCTTGCATGGTCGGACCCCCCC